CGGAGGAAACCGCCTCGGTCTCGACCGGCTCCCACTTGCCGAGACTTTCCAGGGTCTTCGCGAAGAAGCTTCCCTCCTGGCAGCTGACGCTGAATCCGTACGCGGTGTCGAATCGTTTTATCACGAGTTCACCGCCGTCTCTTCAACGTGAATGCCGCGCCGCTCGCGATTTCCGCGTGCGCCGACGGCGACCTTTAAGAGGTCGTCGAAAAATCTTTCGTAAGAATGATTCTTCGCGACCTGTTCCGCACCGCGTTTCGCTACCTTCTCGCGCTCCTTCTCGTTAAAAAGCCAGTCGACGATCTGACGGGCGTTGTCGACGAATTGCCCGAGATCGTAGTACGCGAGATGAACGCCGTCCTCGAAAAGCGCCTCGTTTTTCTGCGCGACGCCGGGAAAGCGAGGATACATGAGAAACGTTCCGCACGCCATGACCTCGAACGCCTTCGTGACCACGAGGCGCGAAAGCGGCGGAAGGCAGAAGAAAACTTTTATACGCCGATAGTTCTCGGCGAGAAGCGGCATCGTGTAATCGCCGCGCGGCCCGGAAAGATCCTGCGCGGCAACCATTCCGACGTGGAACGTCGGCCCGCCCGGCCCGAGCTGGTTCGCCAGCTGCTCGGCGTATTGCCGCCGCGGCTGGTAATAAGAACCGATGAAGGCTAGGTCGTATTTCTTCTCTTCACGGTCGTCGTAAATCTTTCCGATATCGTAAGGTAACGTTGAATTAGTTTCAACGACGGTTATGCTTTTTTTCGGCCGAAACATTTCGACGTCGACCGCGTGCGGCACCCACGGGGCACCGTGCTTCTCGGCGTCCTGCGCGGCCGGATAGCAGAGAACGTCGGCCCACTTCCTAAGTTCCGGCAACCGCCGCTCGATCGCCAAGTCGAACCGATCGACCGACTCGTCGAGCCGCGCGACTACCGGCGTCTTGACCTTCTTCCAAACCTTGTCGTAGTCGTAGACGGCCTCAAGCCACGGTTGAACGTACTCGTGATGCAGCGAAAGTATCGCGCCGCAGGAGTTCAACTGTTCTAAGGTCGGCGCCTTCTTCACGTGGGATTCCGGGTCGACGACCTGATTTCCGGGAAACGGATAATCGACGACCTCGTGGCCGGCGCGGCGAAGCGCGGTGGCGTAACCGCCGCAGGCGCCCCAACCTCCTAAAAAATTCCAAGGATAAAATAGAGCAACTTTCATATTGACCGGGCAACTCCTTTTCTGAATTTAAAAGTTCCGCGTTTTCCCAGGATGCGCGGCCCCCCATCAAAGATACCCCCAGAAGGGCAGGGAATTAATTTTCCTACGACGCCAGCACGCGGTTGAAGAACCCGCGCACGACGCGCTTCGCCGTCTCCGACTTCGCGACCAGCTTCGCCGCCGCCTCGCCGTGGGCGCGATAGAGCCCGACGACAATCTTCGCGGCGAGAGAGCCGGAACGCTCCCAGGCGAGAACGCGCTCGCGAACGCGAACGACGGTCGGCCCGTCGAAGAACGACTCGCCGAACGCCGCGGCCGCGAGCCAGCACGGGGGCACGAACGCGCCGATACCGGTCCGGACGGCCGTGATCCACGGCATGTAGTGCGCGAGCACCTCGTGCTTGTACGTGCCGAACGTCCACTGCCGGGAAAGCAGCGGCCATTCGATCGCATAGTAATCGCGCTGGAGGAGGAAGTTCCGAACGCCCGGCGTCCGAGAGTGCGGATACGGGTTGATCTCGATGTCGTACATCAAGGTTCCCGGAGGAAGCATCGGGTGAATCCGGATCGGAATTTCCGACCCGCCCGAGGGATTCAGCGCGTACTTCGACTTGTACCCGCTCACGACGAACCCGCCGAGCAGCCCGGAATCCTGCGCGTCGCGGGTCGTGACGAACATGTAGCCGTTCGTCGCCGTATTCGTGTACGTGATCGCCTGATCGAGCGACTTTCGGACATCGCCCGAGCAATAGATCGTCGTCGGCTGCGCCTGATACTTCGTCCACATGTTGTAGAGGTCGGTTTCGAGTTCGGCGACCTCCGAGGACCCGGCCGGGGTGAACGACCCGCCGCCCATATCGGTCCACGTTCCGTTGTTGATCGTGTACGTGAACAGACCGTCGAAGTCCGTCACCTGGTAGCTGTTGTCGTTCCCGAACGACGCGACGTTCGCGAGCTGCGAGCCGGTCGCCACCGCGTTGATCGCGACCCACGGTGCCGAAGTGATCGCGCCGAGGTTCAGGTTACCGAGCGCCGACGCGACGTTCACGCCCCAGAACCAGGCGTAAGCGACCGCGCCCTTGACGGCCGCGACCGAGGCGTTCACGATGCCCGCCGTCGCGTTCGTCGTCGCGACGGTCGAGATGTTCGAAATCTGGCCGATACCCGTATTGACGTTCAAGGACGTACCGTCCTGGTTCGTCCGCGTGTAAGGAACGGTCAGGCCGCCGGCGACCGACGGCGCGGCGCCATAACCGGCCTGCCCGCCGGCCGCCATCCCCATCGCGGTAATTGGCACGCAGGCGACGTAGACGTTCGACGACGTCGCGAGTCCGGAGCCGACGACGAGCGCGTTCGTCGGCGTCGGGCACTTCCCGAGCGCGAAGCCGAGGTTTCCGGTCGAGACGTTCGAGACGGTCGTCGGCCCGGAGTTCCCGCAGAGGGTGAGCATCTCCTCGGCGAGCCGAACGCGAACGAGATTTCGAAAATGCTCGTCCGCCTGGTTGTCCGTGAAACCTTCGCCGGCGAACTGCGCCGTGAAGCTCACGCCGGCGTCGAAGCCGACCTCCTTGTACGTCGCGAAGTAGTTGACTTCGTCGGGCGTTGCGAGCTGGTTCCGCTGTCCTTCGGCGAGACCGCCATAGATGATCGGCGACGACGGGTTTCGGGTCGCCTTCCAGTTCGCGACGGTACCGGTTCCGGCGTTCACCTTCCCCTCGCTCCCGATCGACTGAAGCAGCGGGGTCAAGAACGGAAAGATGAAGTACGCCGGGCCGCGAAGGTCGTAGAAGTTGAAGCCGAGCGAGCTAGTGACTCCGGCTTTCTTCATCGCCGAGTGCATAGCCTTCATGTAGGCGCGACCGGCCGCCTTCACGCGGTCGTCGTCTAGCCGCCACTTCCCGCGTTCGACCTCGCCGCCGAGGTCCTTCGGGAAGGCGCGCTTGATGATTTTCGAAAGCTCCGGGTCCTTCAGGGCCTTCGCCATGTTGTTGCGGACGGCGATCGTCGCCGCCGCGTAAACTTCCTGCGAAATCTGAATCATGCTTTTTTCTCTCCTCAATCTTGAATTTTCAAAGCGGCCTCGCCGACCGGAAGCGAGGGAGAAAATTTACTGAATCAACTTCGCGAGGTCGGCGTCCAGGTCGCCCACGCCGTTTTCGCCGGTGCGGGAATTTTCCTTCAGCAGCTTCGCGAGCTCGCTGTCCTCGCCGTCGCGAACGATGACGCGATTCGCGGCTTCCGGAGGCGTTTTTGCGGCAATCGCGGACGCGGCCGTAGGTTCGAGCGTTTTCTTCAACTCTTCCTTCAGGCGAGCGGCGACGATTTCCATGACCAGCTTCTTGAACGTCTCTTCCTTCTGAACGTCCTGGATCGCCGCGGCAATCAGATCGTTCGTCGACTTCGAGATGTCGGCCGGAACGAGCGTGATGCCGGTCTTCTCGCCCTTGATCGCTTCGCCGCCCGCCGCCTTATCCGAAACATCGTAGGCGTCGGCCATTTCCTGGCAGTGGTCCGACTGCGCCTTGTGAAGCTTGTGAAGTTCCGCGTGGTGCGCAGCCTTCGTCGCGTGATGCTCGGCGACCTTCGCGACGTGGGACTTCATCGCGTCGCCGTCGTCCATCGCCTCGGCCTTGCCCTTGTGGAACGCGTTGTGCTCGGCGTGTGCCTTGCTCAACTTTTCGTGGTGATCGGCCGCCGCCTTGTGAAAAGCAGCGGTCTTCTTGAAGTGACCGACCAATCCCGTGAAACCCTTGGCGAGATCGCCGGTAAGAACCAATTTCTCACTCATTAACCTTTCCTCCTCGTATGAACTTTTTACAGAAACCGGGCGAAACTTTTTTCTCTTTCCCAGGACTTAAACTCTTTTACTTCTCCTACACCAGCGCCGAAACGGCCTCCTTTAATTCCGAACTCTCTTCGGCGACCATCGCGACGAGCGTGTCGACGAGCACGCTGACGTTATCGGCCAGCATGTCGGGAAGTTCGCTCGCGAAGTCTCCCTCCATCTGCTGCTCGCAGGCGACGCAGAAGGCGAGATAGCCCATTCGGTCGAGAAGCGCGGCGAGCTGGCTGACCTCGTACATCCCCTTCGCCAGCCGGGTCATGTCGTCGTCCGCACCCGAGAGTTTCTTGTAGGCGGCGGCGTTCTTCATCGAGCGGTTCACCTTCACGCGAAACATCTTCCCGAGCGTCTTCCGGATGTCGCTCATCAGCGCCTTCGTCGCCTCGACGTCGATCCCGTGCTCTTTCGCCGCGGCGACCAACTTCGCGTGAACCGCGTCGCGCTTCTCGGACGGGATACCTTCCGTCTGATTGAATCGCGCGAGCGCGTTCCGGATGTGCCGTTTCGTCTTCGCCTCGGTAGAAAACTTAATCGGCAGCTTCCACGTCGACGTGTCGTCCGGGTCGCCGACGTAGGCGAACGCCGACGCCGTAAGGTCCTCGCCGGCGACGCGCTTCGTCTTCGCCTTCGCCAGGATACCGCGCGATTCGAGCGCCTTTCGAATTTCGGCAGAATCGGCGGCGAGCTTCTTCAGCATCCCGCTGGAGACCACGGGGACGCTCTTCAGCTTGCGGATCTCCTGCGTCCCGTCCGCCTTCACGTAGGTAAAGTGCGCGACGCCGAGACAGGGATTGTCGACGAGCGAGACCTCCGACGGGTCGGCGATGTAGCGCAGGCAGCCGTCGTAGACCGGATCGGGCCACGACTTTACCATCTTCCCGCCGTGCGAGAAGCCGGTATAGACGCCCTCGGCGACCTTCTTCCAGGCGCCGTCGTCGACAACCTCGAAGCCCATGAAGATTTCTCGGTCGGCGTTTCGAAACTCGAAGCCGATGCACTTTCCGGCCGCCGATAGGCCGTGCATCTCGCGAAGCGGGAAAAAATTCTTCCCGTCGGTCGCCTTCTCCATCTCCGAGATTACGGCCTTGTAGTACGGCACCGACCCGTCGTAGTCGCAGACCTCGTCGTCCTTGTCCGGAACCTCGGCCGTGACGATGCCCCAGACCTGACGCTTCGACTCGTCGACCTTCGCGAACGGCACGAACTTTTTCATCTTCGTCTCCTTATTCGCAACCCCGTTGGCCTCGGCGAACGCGTGCGACTCGGCGTCCTTGTCCGACTTCCCTTCTTTCTTCGCCGCGGCATAGGCGGAGTTCCAGACCTCCAGCCACTGCTTTCGCTTAGCCTTCGGCACGTAATCCGGAACCTCGGAAACGTTGGCGTATGGCATCACTCACCCTCCAGGGCGTCGAGGACCACGACGCACTCGCAATTCGGATGTGCCGGGAATTCCGGAACCTCGTTGATCTTGTACGGCGACCCGGCCTCGTTCTCGTCGCAGACGTCGTCGCGGTCGTGGTCGGCGCTCGTCTGCCAGGAGACGGTCTTCACTAATCCGGACTCTCGCCAGGCGTTCAAGTTCGAATTCACCTGTGCGTTCGCGATCTCGGTCTTCGCGATCATCGACGCGCGCGTGTCGCTAAAGATTCCCGCCTGTTGAATTCTCTCCTCGATTTCGGGAAGCGACGGCGCCTCGCCGGAAAATATGTCGGAAATTATCTCGCGGAGCTTCTCGCGCGTCGTCTCGGTGATCGCCCACTTCGCGTCCGGATTCTCAACGAGCTCGCCGTCGGCCGTTCGGCGCATCCCGACCATCTCGGCGGCGCGGCGCCGCGCGTAGCTCGCCGCCGTCTCGTTAATCCGCGAAAGCATGTCGTCATTCGTGATGTCTAATTGCATCGCGCCAAGATCGGCACCGACTGCCGCGGCCTCGCCGATCGGCTCCTCGGCGGCGTCGGCGAGCTGCTCCCAATAGGAAGCGATCGCGTTAAGAATTTCCCGCTCGGCGGCGGTGACGTCCGGGTCCTCAGCGGCCTTCTCCAAGCTTCTTTGCGACATGCTTGCGTCCGAAAATACCAGGTCCGAAAGAACAATAGTTTCTCCCTCCGCCGGATACCCTTCATTAAAATAGTCAGACGCATCGGTTTCGGGCTTCAAGTACGCGACGCAGATGTGCGGCTTATATTCCGGAAACGTTTTCGTATGCGGAAGTTTTTCTAATTTCGCGCGAAGTTCTCTCAACTTATCGGACTCGACGCGAATGACGAGCGGGACGCCATCTTCGCCGGCCGGAAACGCCTCTAATTCCCCGAGAGTGATCTTCACGTCGCCGACCCCCTTGGTCAGCGCGTTGATTTGTTCTTCCGTTACTTCCGGGTGAAGTCCGTAAAGAACCGTTACGTGCGGTTGCATGTCGCGGCCCTTCGGAGCCAAATCGTCCGGATGAAGCGCGACCTTGAAAATTTTCTTCGCGTCTTCCGGGGAAAGAACGAACTGAACGTTCCCGTACTTCTTCTTCCTCACCTTCGACGCGATCCCGACGAAGCGGCGAAGCAGGCGGACCGTCTTCTTCTGCCCCTTCCGGAACGTCTCGCGCACCGCCGACTCCAGCTTGTGCTTCGCGACGATCGACCGCGGCGAAAGCCTCGCCGGGTGAATTACGGCGCGCCGCGTCTCGTGGGCCGAGGTCTTCGAGATTTCTAACCGGCCGCGCTCGAATTCTTCCTCGACAGCGCCCCCGACGAATCCATACGCCTTCGCGCCCTCGTCGTCCGGTTTCTTCGCCGGCTTCCCGTTCGGCTTTCCACCGGCGGGAACGATTTCGTCGTCCGGCTTCTGAGGCGGCGTCCGCGTAATCTTCCCGTCGGTTCCGACGGTCGCGTCGGCGGGAAGCATGTCGATCGGCGTCCACCCTGTCGCGGTAATCGTCCCGAGCTTGTCGGCGAGCGGGTCCGGGTCGGGGTCTTCGCCGAGCTTCTCGCGTCCCTGGTTCGGCGAAAGAACCATTCCCTTAATGTAACCGGTAATAGTTTCCATTTCCTTCTTAATGTCCGGCTCGCGCGACGGATCGAACTTCATCTCGTAGTCTGTCATGCCCATTATGACCTGAATGACGTAGTCGCACGTCGACTTCATCCAGACGAAGTACGGCCGCGTCCCCTCGGTATCGGCCGAATCGTCGGCCTGCTCGGCCGAGGCGCGATTCATTTGCTTCAACAGACGTTGCGCCGAAGTTCCGTAGCCGAACGCCAGGCGCCGAATCAGCTGGTCGTCGTAGGGATCGGAAAGCAAAGCCTCCTTCGTCTGCTGAATGTTCTCGTCCTTCGGATTGTCGGCCCAGCCCTGAATCATCCTAATCTGCCGCCGCTTCGCCAGGTTCCCGGCGAGCTCGGAGTTCATCCAGTTCATGGCCTCGGCGATCTTCTCGGTCGGCGTCCCGCGCGGCACGACCTGCAGCATTCCGGGAATCGAACCCTCGGTGTAATAGGCGAGGACGAACATCAGCCGCTGAATTCCGATCTCGATCTCCGGCGCTAGCTGTTCGGTCGGAGAATACCCGTAAAGCTGCGACGAGAGCGTCCCGCGCGGCACGATGTTCCGCGGCTTGTAGACTAGTTGCTCGGTCGTGAAGTCCACGCGGGGTAATCCCCACCAGACCTGCGCGTAGGCAGGGTCGGGCGCGAGCGGCGTGAAACCGTTCTTGTCGATTATCTTCTGAATCGTTTCACCGGCGATCCGCGGGATCTCGACGATCTCGCCGCCGCGCGTCCGACGAACGAGCAGCGCGGCCCAGTCGCCGACGAGCATGTCGTTGACCCACTGCCGCGTCCACTCGCCCCAATCGTGCTCGCGGTCCGGCCGGTCGAAAAACCGGTTCAACTTCAACAGGTTCTCGTCGCCCTTCGCGCGCCGCGCCGCGTCCTTCTTCGACTCGCCGGGTCGGGGTTTGAGCATGACCTCGCGGTCGGCCGAGGTCAGAACGTCCTTGACGTTCTCGATGCAAATCCGCGCGAGCGGGAAGGTCGAGACCGACATAAGGTCGACGGCCGTGTAGTTCGCGTCCGGCCGCGGCGTGAAGATCAGGTTCTGCCCGGGCCAAATCTGAAACGAATACGGCTCGGACCCAGCGGGCGCCATCGGTTTAACGGGTTGGAGCGGCGAGCCCCAACCTTCGAGCGGCATATCCTTAATCTGGTCATTCGGCGCCTGATAAAGAGGTTGCCCGTAGCGCGCGAACGCCTCGTTGACGGCCGCGAGCGGCCGTGCCATCAGCCCCGATTTGTCGTTTTTAGCCAACTCGCCTCATCCCCTCTTTTTCCGGCTTTCTTATCGGCGCGAAGCGCGCGTCGTCGTTCGACTCGACCGAACTTTCTGGCAACGACGGAATCAACTTTTCCGGCCCGGCGGTAATCACGGGAGCCTCGTAGGTGCGGCCGCGGCAGACGGCGCAAGTGTGTTCGACGAGTGGCGTCGAAACAGTGTTCGCGCCCTGCGTCCGGTGAACCGCCCGAAGTCGGCCGCTCGCGTTCCCGCACCACGGACACTTTGCGTTCGGGTCGATTCGCTTCACGGTCTCGGGACGGGGCGGCGAGAAGAGCCACTTGACGAAAAGAACGGCACGAATAAGCCAATAGAAGATCATGGATGGCACGCGTAAACGTGCTGCCCCCCTCCCGGAACTCCCGACGCCGAAGTCGAAAGCGCCTCGGAAACCCCCTTGTGCAAACTACGAACCGTCGACGCCGACGCCGTCGTCGTCGTATTCTCCACGCATGACCCGCTCTGACTCGATCCCACGCCAGTCCCAGATAGCGCTGAAGTCTGCGGGCTGGCACCATCGCCACCGGAATAAACGATCTGCAGCGTTGCCGATCGCGATCCGCCCGCTCCCGGCGTGAACGTCACATTCAGCGTGCAGCTCACCCCGCCATTCGCTAGCGTGCCCGTGCAGGTGTTGAAGCTGATCGAGAAGTCGCCAGAGTTGGTCCCCGTGATGGATGCGGAAAGGCTTGTGGCCGATGCGGAGGAGTTGTTTGTCAGTGTGAATGTCACCGCTGAAGAAGAGGAGCCTACGTTAATAGAGCCGAAGTTTTCAGATGAAGGCGAGAGAGACAAATTTCCAGTGAAGGGATATGCCCCTATATCCGGGGCGCTCCCGGTCAACACTCGGGTTCCATCCGACTTGCTATAGAGCCAAACGTGGTCGCCATTCGACCAGGAAATCGCGCTGGCCAGTGTCAGCGTGTTGGTCGAGTAGTTTACCGCCGTGATACAGACATGATTGCTCACGGTGGTGACGGAGATGCAGTCGGGTGAGACTGTCGAGTAGGCGTTCGTCAGCCCGTAGCCATCCTGGAAGTAGCTGGCATCGTTCACGACAAGCGACGTGCTGGTGCTGCCGGAACCGTTGGCTGTGGTCAGATAGGTGCCAACTGCGATGGCTGGAGAGCCTGTTTGCAGGTGATAGTCGTTCGCCGTGTTCCCGGCGCTCACATAATTGACGAACAGCGGATTGGCGTTCAGGTTGCCCGGATCACTCGTAAATGTTCCGCTGCCGTAGGTGTGTCCGTGAATGTTCGTGCAGCTTCCCGTACACCAGTACAAATTGTGCCCGTAGCTGCAAT